AAGCCGCGTGTAAAATTTGAAATTCTTTGTGCTCGTCGCGCCGCTCGAATCTGTCCCGATCAGGTGCGTCATCGAGGCTCCGCACCACGTAAGGCCTGCTGTTGCCACCTTGTGACTCATGTGTACCACGTTCTCGCCGTGGGCTGTGTAGGATGTGATTGTCCCGTCCTGCGATCCCGTGTTGATCGTCTTCGGGGCCTTATTCAGCGTCCATCCCGACAGTTCGGACGCCGTGAATTTTCTGTCCTTGACGCTGATTGACGTCCACGATGCGCTCGCCGATTTTTCAACGGACGTGTCTCCAAAAATCAAAGACCTCTGACCATTGTCCCAAAACCCGACAAAGCCGGTCTGGGCATTCATCATCGCATAGATCTTCGGCTTGGCCGGGTATGTCCCGGCATAGTCAAAAGCAATCTGGCCGGTGCTGTCCGCTGTCTGCTCGTGCTCCCTGACGCTGTATTTGTAAGGGTCTGCACAATGGATCTCGATCGATCCTGTTGTGTGCGTCCGGCCTTCCTCCACGCCGGAAAGGTTTGATTTCGTTCCGACGAAGTATTTGTCCGGCTCATCGTTAAAAATGATCTGCGCCTGCTCTGCTCCCAGATAGCCATTTAAGGCGTTGAATGCGTCCGTCATCTCTTCAGCGGAATTGGAGAGCAGCTGAAATTTGACTGTGATCGTCCGCGGCTTGTCCTGCTTGTACTGGTACTGAGCGCCGTCATTTGCGCCCACTGTCAGCTCCTCGATATCTGTCTCCAGGCCTTCCCGGCCGGACACGCTCAGTGTCCGGTAACCGGGAATGACCCGCTCAAAGCACACGCCGTTAAAGCTCATAGCCTCAGCGGGGAGCTCTGGACTCCCCGTCTGGGCCTGATTAGTGTCAACAAATTTGTACATCATGCGTATCCCATCCGCCTCCGCTGCCTAATATTCAGCTTGTTGAGCTCTGATCTCGTGTAGGGAGCCGTCACCTTGGCAATCGTTTTTCCGTCAAGCGTAACAGGAACCTCGATCGTCATCGAATCGCCGTAGGCGTACTCAAGCTCATCGTTTACGCCGTACGACTGTGCCGGCATATGGACGCTCGGGATGGACACAAGCTTTTTGGATACATCCCACACGCTGCGGATCTTACCCTTGATACCATTGACAAAGCCCTGACCCCAGTAGGAGCCGAGCGAATCCGTGACTCTCGACGGGGAGTGGATCTGTGCCTTCGCCCGGATGGCCGCCTCTGCCGCGCTGGCAAGAGCTGCCGCCTGCGCGCGGACCGCACCGACCTGAGATGCAAGTCCGGATGCCATACCGGCACCGAGCATCGCGCCCATGTTATAGGCGATCCCGCGTCCAGCGCCCATCTGATTAGCTGCCGATATAGATCCCGACCGGGCGACGCCTGCCGCCCTTGCACATCCTGCCGAGATCGCCGCAACAAAGCCCGCCATGGCCACTCTGGCCGCCGCTGGGAACGTAGATGATGTGCTGCGGATCGATGCCTGCATGGACGCCATAGAGGCCCGCACGGCCGCCTGAGAGGCCGTCATGGCTGACCTGATCGTATTGGTAGTGGCGCTCATCGCGCTCTTGACGGTTCCCGGTACGGGCGCAAGTCCCGACGTGATGCCGCTTTTGACTCCGTTGCCGATGGCCACTCCGGCTACCATGGCCGCGGCCGCTGCCATCATGAGCGCCGCGTTGATCTGTGCCATGCAAGCCCGCACAGTGGCCGCCGCCTGCGAGATGCCCGATGTGACGCCCGCTGTAAAGCTGTGTCCGATGGCCGAGCCTGCGACCAGAGCCGCCGATGCTGCTCCCATCATGGATGCCGTGAGAGCCGCCATAGAGGCCCGTGCCGATGCGCTGAGCATGGCAAAGCCGCCGGATGCGGACGCGCTGGCTGATGCGATCGCACCGAGCGCGGATGCCGCCTGTGATGCGCCGGAGGCAATCGCCATCAGACCGGCAGCGGCCATCATCGTGCCTGCGCCGACCTGCTGAGCCGACGATCCGCACATCATGAGCATCATGGCAAGTGCCGATATGCTGGCTGACGACGACTGACAGGTGGATGCAAAGGACGTCAGTGACGCCCCGAGCGGCTGGATGGCCGCCGCAAGAGCGGATGCCGACGACTTGAGACCGCTGACGCCCGAGCCGAAGGCACTCTTGAGGGCGTCGATAGCCGCCTTGGCCGCTGTCTTGATGGTATCAAGCCCGGTTTTGACCACATTGACGGACAACACCATACTCTTGAGATTGCTGGACGCCGACTTGGCTGAAGAGGCGATGAGTTTCATCTGGGCACTCACACCGATCAGGGCGGCTGCCAGCGCCAGAACACCGACAACTGCGATCAGTGAAGCTGCACCAAAAGCCGCAACGCCTACGGCGCCCGCAAGCCCGCCAGCCATCATAACCAGCATCCCCGCACCGGCCGCAAGCGCACCAGCTGAGAGAATAAGGAGCGCGGGACCTGCCATCCTGGCACCGGTAGCAACCAATAGCAGAGCCGCGTCAGCAGCCGCCGATCCTGCGGCAAGTACAAGCATACCGGCCCCTGCTACCAATGCGCCTGCGCCAGCCACCAGAAGACCAGCGCCTAGCAGCAGTGCGGCTGCCCCGGCAGCGGCTGCACCTACGCCGAACGCTAGTAGAGACGCGCCGAGCACCGCGAGGTTCGCCGCGGCAGTCATGCCATTTGCCGCGAGCGATGGAAGAACAGATGCAACAATTGCCAGTCCGGCCGCCGCAAGCAGGGCACCGGCACCCGCAAGCGCGATACCCGCGCCAAACATGAGCGCACCGGCTCCGGCAAGTGCGAGTCCTGCCGAGCAGGCCGACGTGACCGCAATCAGGGCAATCATCCCGCCCAGCATCACGCCAAACATGACCATAGCTCCCGTCCCGGCCGACGACAGCTGGATAGCCGCCGCCGACATGATCGCAAAGCCTGCCGCGCACATGACCACGGCCGCACCCATGGCGATAAGTCCGGGCGTGGCTGTGGCAAGCTGAGAAGCAAACGTGCCGATGACGGCCACAAGAGCGATCATCGTGCCAGCCATCACGCCGAACATCACCATGGCCGCTGTGCCTGCCCCTGCAAGCATGGCGGCCGCTGCCGCCATCGTATAAAATCCCGCGGAGATCATCAGCACCGCCGCGCCCATGGCGAGCAGTGCACCGGTGATCGCCTGGAGCTTGGATGCGGGGAGCTTGGCGAGTGCGCCGATAACAAGTGTCATCGCACCTACCATCGCCACCATACCGACCTCAAGAGCGATCAGGACGCCAATAGCTGCCGACCCTGCTCCAGCGACCATCGTAGCGGCCGCCGCAAGGATGTACATGGATGCCGAGATCATCGCAATGGCCGCGCCGAGTGCAAGCAGGACGCCCGCGATCGCCTGGAGCTTGGACGCTGGGATCTTGGACATGACTGACGCCATCACCGTTGTCGCGACGATCAGTCCGGCCACGGCTGCGACCAGCCCGAAAAAGACGCCGATTGTCCGGTTTCCGGCCGCCGACAGCTGACCAGCCACCTTGGCGAGCAGCATAAAGGATGCCGCGATAATGCCGATCGAGATGCCGATTGCCAGTACCGACGCTGAAAAGCTGGCCATCTTGGATGAGCTCTTGCCGGCCGCCCCGCCGAGCTTGCTAAAAGCTCCGACGATGCCGCCGATCGTGCCGACGATCTTCGTGACGACCCGGAAGGCGAGCACGGCGGCAAGAAGTTTCGGCAGCTGGGATATCAGCTTGCCGATGATGTCCGCGTGTTTTTCGACGAATCCGAAGACCGCGACAAGGGCTTTGGTGACCGTGCCGACGATCTTAGAAAAGGTGGACAGGCTCACGCCCGCACCTTTGACCTTGCCGGTACTCTTGGCGACTGCATCAAAAGCGCTCTTGGCCGCCGTGCCGATCTTGGCGAGATTTTGCCAGACGACATCGACATACGGCTTGAGCTTTGCCGCAAAGCCCTGAATCTTGGCAAGGGCCTTGTCGACCCACCCGCCGATCTTGTCCGCGAGCGCCTGACCGTCGATATTGCCGATCCAGTCTGAGAGCTTGGTCAGTGCGCTGATCGCATAGCTTGTGAGCTTATCATACGAGGGCTGGACGACGTTGCTGATCGTCTCGACCAGACCGTCCATTGCCTGCCCAACTGTCTTAAACTGCGTCGCCTGGTTCTGAAAGCCTGTAGAGTTGCCGACCGCCTGGACCGCGTCGAAAAAGTCGTTTGTGGCGACCGTCCCTCCCTGTACGTCCGCGACGAGCTGTGATGTGCTCTTGCCCATCTGCTTTGCCACGGCCGCCATACCGGCCGGAGACTGCTCGAGCATGAGCTTGAAGTCCGCCCACTGGACCATCGGCTTGGCCGCCATCTGCGTGGCCTGCGTGGTCAGGGTCTTCATGGCTTGCGTCGGATTTTGGGCAGCGGCTGCGAGGCCGCCGAAGCCCGTGACGAGCTTATCCGCAGAGCTGACGCCGACCGCGGCAAGCTGCGAGTAGGTGGACGCCATATCAGAGGATGAGTAGATGGTCTTTGTGGCGTAGTCCATCATCTCTTTTTTGACCGTGGCAATGTCGCTTGCGGATGCCCCGAACTCCTGCATATTGCCGGTAAATGTCTTCCAGGCCGCGGAGGAGTCTGAGAGCCCTGATGCGACCGCACTGATGCCATTGGTGACCGCTCCCATGGCGGTTGACCCGAGCTTGGCAAAAGCGCCGAAGCTGATCTGACTGAGCTTGGAGTGGAAGGATCCGACGGTGCTTGCTGCCTTGGAAAAGAGCGACGTAAAGCCGCTGTCTTTGGCGGACAGGACCGCCTGTACGCTATAGCTCTCAGCCATCCGTCATCCCTCCTTTCTCCCGCTCCTCTTTCAGGTGCTTGCTGAGACTCACAAAGCGGCTGTCCGGTGCTTTGTGTTTGTGTGATACTGCCTTGAGAGCCGCCTTGTAGTCAAAAAACTTATTAAAGTTGGTAAATACATATTTCATCCGGCCTCTCCCTGCTGACTTTTTGCTGCCTGCTTTTATATTTTGGAAGGCTTGCAGGTGGATCTCATAGAGCCGGTCGACATGTCTGAGCTCGTATGCCTCAATCCTTAGGTTATACTCATAGATTGTCATCGCATCGACCTCAGCCAGCGACCGGCATCCGAGATATCGAAAGGCAGACACTGCTATGTCGTGATACTGATCGGCAAAGTTTACTCGGCCTTTTTCGCCTGCTCCATCAGCTCCGCCGCCTGCTTCTCCAGCTGCACCGTCGCCTTGCGTGTAGCATTGGTCGATCTTAAAAAACCCAGTACCTTGTCAAAGACGGCATCTACGTCCGTGCTGGTATTGTCGATCCAGCTGTCAAGAGCTGCTGTCGTGAGTCTCGGATTCTGGCCCTTGTTGGCCGTCATAAGGACAGTTTCGAGCGTCGTAACCTTGCCATCAAGCAGGCCCGCAATCGCAACCTGGAGGCCTACGTCCTCCTTGACTCCGTTGCGGCTGACGGATACGGTCTGGTCGATCTCCCTTACAAAGCCGATCCCGAAATTAAACTGATACATCGTGCCATTGATCTCTAATTCGTGCATTGTCTGCCTCCTCCTTTGATCTGACTTTTACTTACGCGCCCGTCTTGGTTGTGTCCTTGAATACGTACGACGCCGTGCTCTGCTGATCCTTTGTGACTGTCACGCCGGCACCGCCATCAGAGGCGCCCTTGCCGTTGGCCTTGTACGTAAGCTCGCAGGTCGCGTTGTCGTCCGCGTCAGAGCTGATATCGACCTCGGTGATATAGCCCTGGTAGTATGTGCCTGAAAACTTCGTCCCCGTATTGTCAGACTTGGCCGGCTTGTCAAGGTTGACCTCCCAGCACTCGACAATGCTTTTGTTCAGCATCGCGTTCTTGAGCGTGTCGATCATGGTGTCCTCTTTGTACAGGATGGACGTGGATGTGATCTCGATCTCCGGATCGCTGACCGTGACGATGTTGCCGTCCTTGGTGGCCGTGGAGTCCGAGTCCGCGGAGATATCGTTTTCGTTCTCCGTGACAAACCCGAGCAATGTGCCGGCATTCTGGGCTGCGTCCGCCAGCACACGAAACAGATAGACGATTCTTGCGCCTCTGGTCGGGGTTTTCGTTGCAAAGAGCTGGAGATTAAATTTCTGCATTGTTACCTCCTGAAAGCAATAAAAGTGAGCGTCACTACGCCATGCAGGAGCGGCACCTTTGTGCTCGTATCCGGCAGGATGTCGTGGCTCTCGTCTAAAAGATGTACGTTGTAGTTGCTTGTACTTGTGATCGATCCCGCCGCCACAATGGCAGCGGTGATCATACTGGATACGGTTCCGCGCTTGCCCGGGTCGTCATGCCATACATGGACCGTGACGGACACTCTGGCGGAGGTGGCATCCTTGAGATGCATCTCGGTGTTTTCGGTCGCATCTCCGAGATAGAAAAACGGATATGGCGTGGATAATGGCGGGATGCCGCCGTCATACACCATATCCTCTCCGTATTCGACGATCAAAAGGCCGCGGAGCGTGGAAAAGATCTCCTGTTGTGGATCATGGTAGGCCACTGTCTCACCTCACTAATTTTTTCAGGTCGCTCACAAACTTGGGCGCCTCGGCATCAAAAGCAGGCCGCACAAAGGGCTCAGCCGCCATCTTGCGCGTGCCGTACTCGACATATGCCGCATAATCCGTGCCGGGCTGTACGGTGGCTGTGAGGCCCCCGTCCGACGTCTCCGTATTGATGGACCGTGCCGTCTGACCGGTCGAGTAGCCTTTGGTAAAGGCGGATGTCGTCGCCCGCTTCATCCCGACGTTGAGCGCGTCGCCGTGCTTCTGGACGACGGTTTTGACAGCGGTCATGCTCTTACACTTTGTGAGCTTGGCCCGGAGCTGTACATCACCCTCGATTGTGATCTTGATTCCGCCCATCACCGCACCCCCTCAGGCCCGATCTCGGACACAACAAAAGCCTCTTTTGTGCGGAGCCTCCGCACGCTGTCAACGTGATAGCGTTTATCACTGCCATCGATCATGATGTAGTCAAAGGGCGCGTCGCAATGCGCCTGAATG